CTTCCTCTTCCTCTTCTTCACATGATTTAGACTTTCTTGAAACTTTTTTAGGTTTTTCTTCTTCTTCTTCCTCTTCATCTTCATCTTCAGACGAATCTGTAGATACTTCTTCATCTTCATTTTCAGTTTCCATTTCTGAATCGTCTTCTTCATCATAATCAGGATCATAATCTTCCTCATTCCAATCATCTTCATCTTCATCTTCACCCATTCCTCCAATTGTAAATATAATATTTAATTTACCATTTCCTTTTTTATCAAAGGCAATTTCTTCATCTTCTTCATCTTCAGTATCTTCTTCTCCAAGAGAAATCTCGTCATCTGAGACTTCAATCTTTTTATTTTTTTTATTGTTTTTATTCTTTTTATTATTTTTTGTCTTTTGGATTAAAATTTCTTCATCTTCATCAGAGTCAGTTTCCCATTCTTCCTCAGACTCTTCAACTTTTTTATTTTTTTTATTATTTTTAGATGATGATTTCTTTTTGGGTTTAACTTCTTCTTCATCATCATCTTCATCAGATTCTACCTGATCTACTAATTTCTTTAATTTATCACCAGCTTTTATTTTATTAGTTAAATGCTTAGATGGAAATATTTTTGAGATGAATTTGCGATACTCATGAACATCCATTTCATCATTCTCAGAATCAATACCATCATTATCACTATCAGGGTTTTCAATCTTCTTCTTTTTCTTACTAAGTTCCTCTTGCTTATTGGAGCGTTTATTTTGCTCCTTCTTAGATAATTTATTTTGACTGTCGCGTGCCATTCTTATATATTGTATAATAATAATTTATAATTTTAAATTAAAATCAATTTTATTTTATTTTATAAAATAAAATCATAATAAATAATTAACGTCGTCTATATCTTTTAGATTTATTTCGTTTTGTTTTCATATTACGTTTCTTATATTTTTTATTTATTTTTTTAGTTTTTTTGTGTTTATATCTTCTTCTACCACCATGATTAGCAAGCAGTTCTCCAATAAATGTTTCAGATAATTCCTCAAATTTATTAGCTTTATATAATGTCATTTCACCATTTACAGTGTCTATCATTAAATCACCTCCAGCCGGGTCATACTCTAATAAAGTTTTGTCAGCAGTAGTATTGACTGATTCTATAATAAATTCTATTAATGTTTTATATTTTGGATTTTCTACGTCCAATCTATTTAAAAATTGCCCATCTATATTTATACCTAATTCATTAATCTTTGATAAAATTGAATTTAATAAAGAATTATCTGTTTCATTGCCAGAATTAGTTTCAGTAAATTTTTTATGTAAGGATAATAAAATTTTCACAATAAAAATTTTTCTGTAACTATCTATTTGTGAGGAAGAATCACATGATTTATCAGAAACATCTAATGATAAAATCAATGATTTATATAAATTAGCAGTTTTAGCTTTATTTATACTTTCTGTATCTTTTGTCAAATAAGAATACATTTTATTAAATGTTTCAGGGTCATCATTTATCGTCTTAAATAAAATAAAAATTTCAGGATAAATAATTTTATTAGAACCATTTCCTCCAAAATGACTTCTTATAATCTTTTGAGCACTAGTAGTTGCAGCTACAGTTGTACCAAAGAGAAAGGCAGTTAATGCTCCTACCCCAACTGCTGGAGCAGCTATTATAGCAGCAGCACCAACAGTAATAACTGTTATACTTGATAGACAAACATCTGCTCTTGTTGCAAATACCTGAGGTGTTATAAATCTACCAGTTGTTACATATTGAGCAAAGTTTTCACAATTACTATTTAAACCATTATAATAAAAAATTTTTTTCTTAAAACATTCTAAGCCTTTTTTTAAATTATTATATATAAAATCACCATCTATAGATTTTAAATCTTTAGAACCTCGAAAAACCACTCCACAATTGTTTCGCTGATCTTTAGTATATTTTGTTACACCTGATTTTGTTGTAAATGAACCATAATCTAAATCTAAATCACTATTGTCTTGTCCAAAATTTCCATGCTCTCTATCCGATTTATCAATTTTATCGAGTGCTTTCATAAATGTAAATTCATTTAAATTTTTATAACATCTTATTACTCCTGGTGAAGTAGAACATATAATAGAGCCTATAGTAACAATCTTTTGTCCAGTAGATTTATTAGCCAAATTAAGTGCAGCGTCAACGTCCACTACATAACCATATTTATCAGAATTTATTCTTCCCAAGTATACACCAAAATGTTGACCATAATCAAAAAATGCTCGGTCACACCAAACCATGTCTCCTGGAATCACCGGAGAACAGTGATTTTTTATAGCTTCGTCTAAAGATTCATATTCGGATGCTGTATAAGTAAGCGATTTATTCGCATCATTACTATTACCAGTAACAAAATTTTTTTGAATAATAAAACAACCACACGCCTTTGCACATTCAACCTTTTGATTTTCTAAACTCTCACTTGTAAATCTTGTAACTGTATCATTAATTGAGTTTCTGACAAAATCTACTATATCATCAAATTCCTTATAATGAGCTTGATCATTATCTATTTCTCTCCATTTATCAGTTACTGCCGGATCGTCAATCATGGATGCCATAGGGTCGTCTAAAACAATATTATCATCTTTTAATTCTGACATTATTATTATATAAAATATGTATAAAATATTTTAAAATAAAATTGAATAAATAAAACAATATAAATCTATTGTATTATAATATAAGAGATGTCTAAGTTCGCAACTTCCAATAATATGTCAATTAATTGCTCAAAGGTGATTGGAATACAATTTAGTATTCTGTCTCCAGAAGAAATAAGAAAAAGTTCTGTTGCTGAAATTACAAGCAGAGATACATATATAAATAATAAGCCGGTAATTGGTGGTTTGTTTGATCCTAGAATGGGTGTTTTAGAACCTGGATTAATTTGTCCTACAGATGGTCTAGATTACATGCAAACTCCTGGTTATGCGGGTCACATTGAATTAGCTCGTCCAGTATTTTATATTCAATATTTAAGCACAATTCAAAAGTGTATGAAATGTGTCTGTTTCAAATGTAGTAAACTTTTAGTCAGCAAAGATAAATATAAACAGGCCATAAAACTTCAAGGCGATGCTAGATGGAAATATGTATTTTCATTATGTACTAAAGTAAAGCGTTGTGGTGATGATAGCGAAGATGGTTGTGGTACTCTTCAACCTAATAAAATTAGAAAAGAAGGTCTTGCTACTATCTTTGCTGAATGGAAAAATGACAGTAATGATGCGGAACCTATTATTATTAAGGTTACGCCAGAAATGGTCTTGAAGAATTTTAAGAGAATATCCGACGATGATGTTACTTTTATGGGTTTCAGTCCTTTATACTCAAGACCAGATTGGATGATTTGCCAAGTTATGTCAGTTCCTCCTCCTGCTGTTAGACCATCAGTAAAGCACGACGCTCAACAAAGATCTGAAGATGATTTAAGTCATATTTTGGTAAATATTATCAAGACAAATAAAACATTACAAGAAAAAATTCAAAATAATGCTCCATCAAATGTAATCGATGATTGGACAACAGTTCTCCAATATTACATTGCTACTCAAGTAGATAATAAAATCCCTGGTGTAGCTTCTGTAGCGCAACGTTCTGGAAGACCCTTAAAATCAATTAAAGACCGTTTAAATGGTAAGGGTGGACGCATGAGAGGCAATTTAATGGCGAAACGTGTAGATTTCAGTGCTCGTTCAGTTATTACTGCTGATCCTAATATTTCAATTCGTGAATTAGGTATTCCAATGAAGGTGGCAAAGAACATTACAAAGCCTGTTATTGTTAATAAAATTAATAAAAATTTCTTGACTAAATTAATTCAAAATGGTCCTGATGTATGGCCTGGTGCTAAAATGTTAGAAAAGCAAAATGGTGAAGTAATTACTCTCAGATATTACTTAGATAGAAATTCCATTGTTTTAGAAGAAGGCGACACTGTTCACAGACATATGATGGACGGTGATGCTATTCTATTTAATCGTCAACCAACTCTTCACAGAATGAGTATGATGTGTCATATTGCCAGAATTATGAAACGAGGTGATACTTTTAGAATGAATGTTGCTGACACAAAGCCTTACAATGCGGATTTTGATGGAGATGAAATGAATTTACATATGCCACAGGACCCAGAGTCTGAAGCAGAATTGAAGAATTTAGCAGCTGTGCCTTATCAAATTGTTAGTCCAGCTAATAACAGTTCAATTATTGGTATTTATCAAGATTCTATGCTTGGTTCATATCAATTTACTAGACCTAATCTTAGATTTAGTCCTCGTGAAGCAATGAATATATTAATGATGTTTAACAATGTAAATGAGAAAAAGCTTTTGGAAGAAGTTCAAAAAGAAGGTGGAATTACTAATTTTGATATTCTTAGTCAAATATTTCCTCCCCTTTCAATGAAATATAAAACTAAAGCATTTAAAGAAGATAAAGATGATGCTAAAACTTCAAATGCTGTCATTGAAATTAAAAATGGAACATATGTTCGTGGTCAAATGGATAAAAGTGTAATGGGCGCTGGTACTAAGGGTTTGTTACAGCGCGTTTGTAATGACTTCGGTAATATGGCATCAGCTAAATTTATTGATGATTTACAAAATATTGTAACTGAATACATGAAATCAAGCGCATTTAGTGTTGGTATTAGTGACTTGATTTCTGATAAAAAAACGAACGACGATATTATTCAAGTTATTACAAAGAAGAAGACTGATGTAAAGAATTTGATTGATCAAGTTCAAATTGGAATCTTTGAAAATAATACTGGAAAGACTAATGAAGAAGAATTTGAAACTCAAGTTAATAGTATTCTCAATCAAGCTACATCTGAATCCGGTAAAATTGGTTTGAAAAATCTTAGTAAAGATAATAGATTCGTAACCATGGTTCAAGCTGGTTCTAAAGGTTCTGATCTTAACATTTCATTTATGATTTCTTGTTTAGGTCAACAAAACGTAGATGGTAAGCGTATTCCTTATGGTTTTGAGAATAGAACTCTCCCACATTTTACTAAATTTGACGACTCGCCTGTAGCTCGTGGGTTTGTTGAGAGTTCATATATTAATGGTTTGTCACCACAAGAACTATTCTTCCATGCTATGGGTGGTCGTGTAGGTCTTATTGATACTGCCGTTAAAACTTCTACTACTGGTTATATTCAAAGAAGATTGATTAAAGGTCTTGAAGATTTAATGGTTTCTTACGATATGACAGTTAGAACAAATAAAAATAAAATTGTTCAGTTCTCTTATGGTGATGATAATATTGATACTGTTAAGGTAGAAAATCAAAGTATTCCACTTGTATCTATGAGTACTCAAGACATTTATTCTCATTTCCTAATTCCCGAGGAATCTGGAAAAATTAAGACATTGAATAATATATTCTTAAAAAATACAATGGTTAGACATAAAAAACAAACTGGAGAATACATGAAAAAAACTCAGAAATATATTGATATTATGATTCAAAAGCGTGAGTCAATTATAAAAAATGTGTTCAAAAATAAGAGTGATTCGGTTGTTAATTGTCCTGTTGCTTTCCACTATATAATTAATAATATTCAAGGACAATGTAATATT